TGATTCTACAGGAACGGCGGGAACAAACAATATTACAATAGCTAGAAACGGCGGGAAGATTAATGGATTATCAGAAGATGCTATAATTGACGTAGATCAATCTATATCAATATTAGTATATACAGGAGCCACTTTAGGCTGGAGGTTTGAGTAATGGCAATTAGAAAATCAAGTTCATCAGGGATTCCGTTTGGAAATACAGCAGGCCGTCCTGCAAATCCTGGATTAGGACAATTGTACTCAAATGGGCAAGTTGGAAGACTTGAGCTTTACACAGAAACTGGTTGGCAAAATATTGTTCAAGAAACCCCTGGAGTAGCAGCGATATATGGCACATATAATGAATCTGCTGGATCTGGTACATTTACAATTTCAGGAACAAATTTTGTTGATGGAGGATTGGTTTACGCAGTTGGAACAAATGCAGTAGAGTACCAAGCAACAACATCAACTACTAATTCAATTGTACAAATGACTGCCGTATTTACTGGCCTTTCTCCAGCATATGAGCCGTATGACATTAAAGTATTAAATCCATCAAACCTATTTGGACTATTGCCAGACGCATTTTTTATTAATGATTCTCCAGTATGGAGCACAACTTCGGGGTCTTTAGGAACTGTAAACAATGGATCAGTTAGCATACAATTATCAGCAACCGATGATGAAACCACACCAACATATTCAGTTACATCAGGATCGTTGCCGACTGGTTTATCTTTATCTAACTCAGGATTAATTTCTGGAACAATGAATACAATTCCTGCAACTTACACATTTACTGTATCTGCATCAGACTCAGTTAATACAGCTCAAACCAGATCATTTAGCATTTTAGTGCCAACACCTTCACTTACTGGGGGAACATTAACTTCAGATTCAACTTATTATTATAGAACTTTTACAGCAACTGGAAATCTAGTTGTTTCTAATGCAAGCATTAACATGGATATTTTAAGTGTGGCTGGTGGCGGAGGCGGAGGCGGATCAGGACCTTCTGGAGCTAGATATGGTGGTGCAGGAGGTGGAGCAGGTGGTCTTGTTTATACTTCTTCTTCTTTTTATTCAGCACAAACTTATAGCATACAGGTGGGAGCAGGAGGCGCTGGAGGAACTGGAGCAGTTTCTACTGGAAATGGAACACAAGGAATAAATTCTCAATTTGGTTCCTTGACCGCAGCCGTAGGCGGTGGTTATGGAGGATCAGATCAGGGTCCTCAAGGAAGCAATGGAGGAAGTGGAGGGTCTGGCGGTGGAGGAGGCCCAGGCTTTAATAACAATAGTGGTTTTGGTGGAACAGGGACTAGCGGACAAGGAAATAACGGTGGAAATTCATCAGCACCTGCTAACGGTGGCGGAGGCGGTGGCGGAGCTGGTTCTGTAGGAAATGCTGGAACAAATGCTACTGGAGGTAACGGTGGCTCTGGAGTAAATACGTATTCTTCTTGGGCTACAGCAACCTCATCTGGTGCAAGTGGTTTTTTTGCTAGTGGCGGAGGCGGAGGAATCTATCAAAGTGGAACCCCAGGCTCAGCATCTACAGGAGGCGGCGGCGCAGGAGGAAATCTTTCAAGTAATGGAGTATCTGGAACATCATTAACAGGAGGCGGCGGCGGAGGAGCTTCTGGTGGAGGATCTGCAACAACTGGTGGCAACGGTGGATCAGGAATAGTCATTATCCGTTATACAAAAGCATCTGTAGGCGGTTAGCCTATGTCATATCAACTTAAAGTAATTCAAGATTACCCAATTGGTTTCTGGACACTAGATGAATTATCTGGAACATCTGCATTTGATATTTCTGGATGTTCGAACAATGGCACATATACTGGCGGCATTACAACAGGATTAATTCCACTTGTTTCAGGCGGAGCAAATGGATCCCTTATAACAAATACTAAATATATAACATTGCCCGTAACTAAGGATTATTATGGATCTACCGCCGATGGCGGATTTGCAGATACAAACTCATCAGATAACCAATTCTCATTGGAACTATGGATGTACCCTAAAATTACAACAACTGGGCTAACTACTTTATTTGCAGACCCAGTAACCAATATAGGAATTTTTTATGAAAAGGGAAACATAGTATTTAAACTTGAGGCGGAAAGACTTGATTATACTTTACCTAATATTAGCCAATCTCATCATATTGTAGCCACATACTCTATTACAGAAATGTCATTATATGTAGATGGTAAATTTGCTACAAGCAAGCCTTTAACTAATTATAAGTTTACAAATGATACGGTCACATTAAAATTGGGGCCAACAGGAAATTCAGCAGATTCATTTATTGCAGATGCTCCAGCAGTATATAGATATGCTCTGGGTTTAGATAGAATTATAGAACATTATACTTATTCTGGTACTACTTCTCCCCTCCAAATTTCATATCCAGATGGTGGAACATTATTTGAAATATATGATGATAGCGTAAGCAAGCAATTTAATTTTGCCTATCCTGCCAACCGCCCACTAGAATATTTTGCTACCGATGATTTAATTTATAATACAGAAGAGAAATGTTTAGAGATTAAGAAAACGGCCACTGCAGCCTCTAAGAGCGTAGTTGTAGTAGATGCCGTAGCAATTCCTGCAGGATTCGATCTTGACTCCTCTAAGATAGAGTGGAACGGCGATAACGGGGTCTCTGTAAGAACTTCTATAGATGGAACAACATGGCAAGCATGTGGTAACGGAAAAGCCATTCCTCAATTTAAATTAGGATCATTTAGTTCTGAAAGAACCCTTTATCTTGAGATAACATTTACCTCATCTGATACAACTAAATTTATTCCAAGACTACATACTCTCCTAATGTGCTTTTACAAGGATCAAGTTTTATACTCCCCAAGTAATCCAGAATATGTTTATACAATAGAGGGCACATCAGGATTTGCTACAAAGGATATTACATTTGGAAGAATTAAGTATCCAATACTTTCCCGCCAAAAATTAAATGGACTTACAACAGCAGACGGGGCGGGATTCAAGATTAACACCACCCAATCAATAAGAACAGTAGAGTTCTTTTTAACCCTATCTGATCTAACAGCAAATTCTATTTTATTCAGCGGAGCTGATGGAAACTTTGTCTCAGCAAGATATTCATGGACAAATGCTGGAACTCTTAATAAATCTAATATATCTGCTATTTATGTCAATGGGGTAGATAAGACATCTCAAACAAATGTAAGCTCAGTATTCACAGCAAACGAGCTATATCACGTATTAATTGTAACAAGTGGGCCTATAACAGGAGTCCTCCTATTTAATCATATAGTAACTGGTGGGCCTTCTAGCCTATATCAGTATATTTCTTATTACCCATCCGCTTTTAATTCAACCCTTGCCTTGTCTCACTATAATATGCACATAGGTAGATCAGCCACAATTGCAGACGATTCGTCCATAACTTTGACAGAAAACTCTGTAGACTTCTACGACAATGACTGGATTGTGTTGCAGAGTATATAAATTTGTCCAACTTTGTGACAAAAAGCTGGACTTGTGTATGAAATAATGGTAAAATAAATTACTATGGATATTAATCGCATAAATACCAAAGTCCTTGAAGAAGAATCTACTCTTGGGATATATGTTTGGGAAATGCCAGACGGCAGATGGATAGGAGATGACGATGGGAACTTTCTTTCAGTCACGTCCAAAAAAGGAAATAGATCCAGAATCGATGCTTTGGCTAGAGAAGTTCGCTCATTCGGTATTTATGAAGGCGGGCCTAAATTTCTTTCTGCAAGAAGAAAAATTGACGATGAAGAATTCCAACACCAAAAGCAAAGACTTGACTGGGGACTAGTCCCAGACCCGCTAGATATTGGAAGCTATAAAGACGATATGAAAAAGTTAAGGGGTATGAGATGAGCGTAGAGTTTATTGACGATGAAAGTTCTGAAAACATAATTGATATTTCAAACACAGCAGACTGGTTCTCCTTAAAAAAGGATCAAGTAAGCAATGACCCATTTGCTGCTGGGATAGATGAATTAAAAAAAGTTAGAGGATTAGGTTCCTCATTTAAGCGTAAGGTAAGCAGAGAGTTTTCTAAATCGTTTACTGGTGTAGAAGGAACGGGAACACAGCAAAACCTACTAGCACAAGCTATTACAGGATATGCTATGTTCGACTTAGTAGAGCCAACATATAACCTTGAATACCTATCGGTTGTATACGAAACATCAACATACAACTATGCAGCAATTAATGCAAAGGTTGCAAACATTGTTGGACTAGGCTATGACTTTGTAGAAACAAAGAAAACAAATGATGCACTAGATGCACTCACAGATGATAAGTCTCTTGAAAGAGCACGTAGAAAAATAAGCAAGTTGCGACAAGATATTCACGCATGGCTAGACACTACAAATGATGAAGACACATTTACTCAAACTTTAATTAAAACCTATACAGATTTAGAAGCAACAGGAAATGGCTATATTGAAATTGGTAGAACAACTGGCGGAAACATTGGATACATTGGGCATATACCAGCAAAAACAATGCGTGTACGTAGACTAAGAGATGGCTTTATTCAATTGCTATATGGCAAGGCTGTTTACTTCAATAACTTTGGAGACACAGAAACAGAGAACCCAATTGCTGGACAAGAAGATCGCCCTAATGAAATTATTCATTTAAAGAAATATACCCCTATGAATAACTACTACGGCATTCCAGACATTATTGCAGCACAGGTAGCACTTGCAGGAAATGAACTATCTGGCAGATATAACCTAGACTACTTTGAAAATAAAGCGGTCCCAAGATATATTATTACAGTAAAGGGAGCAAAGCTTTCTCCAGAATCAGAAAGAAAATTGCTTGAGTTTTTCCAGGTTGGATTAAAGGGAAAGAATCATAGATCCCTATATATTCCACTTCCAGGAGATACCCCAGACTCAAAGACAGAATTTAAAATGGAGCCAGTAGAGGCAAATCCACAGGAGTCTTCATTTAATGTTTATCGTAAATCAAATAGAGATGAAATCCTATTAGCCCACCGTGTGCCAATTAATAAAATTGGAACTCCAGAGGGCGTAAATTTAGCCGTGGCAAGAGATGCCGATAAAACATTTAAAGAGCAAGTTTGCCGTCCAGCCCAAATGATTTTAGAGAAGAAAGTAAATAAAATATTTGAGGAAAAGACAGACGCCTTGGCCCTTAAATTTAATGAATTAACTTTAACTGATGAAGATACTCAGTCTAAAATTGACGAAAGATATTTAAGAATGCAGGTAATCACCCCTAATGAAGTTAGAATTAGAAAAGGCATGATTCCGCTAGATGGCGGAGATGATGTTATTGAACTTAAGGGTCCAGCCAAAGCCGAGCAAACAGCGGTGGCTGGAAATACCCGACAAAGATCTCAAGATCGCCAAGCAAATACCCCAGATATTTCTGGAGAGGGAAGAAATGCTAAGGGCGATGGCAGACAGGTTGACTAACCCCACTCAACTGTTATTTGCCTTTTTATCTATAAGTCGCTAAAATTAAGCATATGAATATTGAA